CGTAGAACTTGGCACTGCTGGTATTGATGGTGTGGTTGACGTAGCTACTACAGGAATCACAGGAGTTGTTGGTCTTGGTACTGTAGGCTATGAAACAATGTTACTCATGGATCAAGACAATAACGCACTTACAAACAGCGTTTGGAACGACTACGTAACCTCTATTGAAGAGATTATGGGTAATCTACCTAACGTAGTTTGTTCAGCAACAGGTGGAGAGACAAGCAGTTCTGTAACCTGTGACTGATCTTAACGTACAACTGTTGCCGTGGCAGCAGGAAGTCTATTCTGATTCTACACGATTCAAAGTAGTTGCCGCAGGACGGCGTACAGGGAAGTCCTGGCAGCGTGGATGTTAATCATCAATGCGCTACAATCAGACAAAGGCCAAGTTTTTTACGTTGCGCCCACTCAGGGTCAGGCCCGTGACATCATGTGGCAGACCCTATTGGAGCTAGGACACCCTGTTATTGCGGGTTCGCATATTAATAACCTGCAAATCAGGCTGGTCAACGGGGCCATGATTAGTCTCAAGGGAGCCGATAGGCCGGAGACAATGCGTGGTGTGTCCTTGAAGTTTCTCGTGATGGACGAGTACGCAGACATGAAGCCTGACGTATGGGAGCAAATCCTCCGTCCAGCACTAGCTGACCAAAAGGGTTCAGCGATGTTCATAGGTACGCCTATGGGCCGTAACCACTTTTACGAACTGTACAAGTACGCAGAACTAGGAGATGATCCAACGTACGCAGGGTGGCACTTTACGTCTTACGACAACCCTCTGTTGGACTCAGAAGAAATTGACATGGCTAAGAAGTCTATGTCGTCTTATGCGTTCCGTCAGGAGTTTATGGCGTCCTTTGAGGCCCGTGGCTCTGAGATGTTCAAAGAAGGCTGGGTACAGTTCGGGGAAGAGCCAGATGTAGGTGATTACTACATTGCTGTTGACTTGGCTGGCTTTGAGGAAGTAAACAAGAAACGGACAAAGAATACGAGGCTAGATGAAACCGCAATCGCTGTTGTTAAAGTTAGTCCTGATGGTTGGTACGTTGATAACATTATACATGGGCGGTGGAGCCTTGACGAGACTGCCACCAAGATATTTCAGGCCGTTAGAGACTACAGACCCGTCAGTGTTGGTATTGAAAGGGGTATAGCAAAGCAGGCGGTTATGTCGCCTCTGATGGATCTAATGAAGCGTTACGGTACGTTCTTCCGTGTCGAGGAGCTAACCCACGGTAACAAGAAAAAGACAGACAGGGTTATGTGGGCGCTACAAGGGCGTTTTGAAAACGGTTACGTTGCGTTGAACAAAGGTGAGTGGAACAACAGATTCTTGGATCAACTTTTTCAGTTTCCAGATCCGTTGACTCACGATGACTTGGTTGACGCACTGGCCTACATAGATCAGTTGGCGCAAGTTGCGTACCACTATGATTTTGAGGTTGACAATCACGAAGTTATGGACGTTGTGGCAGGGTACTAATGACAAAGCACGTTTTTAGAAAATTTAACACTTATGGTATTTACGCTATCTCTGCCGTAGTATTTTTTACTATGGGCTACAGCATAGCTTTAATTTAAGGACAGTACTATGGCAGAAGATATACTGAGTCTAGACCCTCTGATGATTGAGGAATCTCTAGAAGGGTGGGTGATTACCAAGTGTGAAAACTGGAGAGATCACTATGAGTCCAACTATGAACAACGGTTCGAAGAATACTATCGGCTATGGCGAGGTCAATGGGACCCTAATGACTCCGAAAGAGCATCGGAACGTTCTCGTATTATCTCTCCTGCGCTTCAGCAGGCTGTAGAGTCTAGTGTAGCAGAGCTAGAAGAAGCAACCTTTGGTCGTGGCAAGTGGTTTGACATTGCTGACGACATGATGGACAAAGACCGACAGGACGTACAGTTCTTGCGAAACAAACTAACAGAAGACTTTGAAAAGACAAAAGTACGCAAGGCTGTTGCAGAGTGTTTAATTAACTCAGCCGTCTTTGGTACAGGCATTGGTGAGATCATCCTGTCAGAAGAAAAAGAGATGGCCCCGGCTACTCAGCCTATCATGGATGGTCAACTGACAGCCGTTGGCGTAAACATTACAGACCGTGTGACAGTTAAGCTCAAGCCTGTCATGCCCCAGAACTTCCTGATTGACCCTGTAGCTACCTCTATCGAAGAGGCTATGGGTGTCGCTATTGACGAGTTTGTGTCAAAGCACTCTGTCGAAATGCTACAGGAACAAGGAGTTTACAACAAAGTCTACATTGAGTCTGCGGCACCTGACTCTGACCTAGAGCCAGACCAAGACCTCACGATCTACAACGACGATAAGGTTAGGCTGACCAAGTACTACGGACTTGTGCCTCGTGAGTTGCTTGAGGCAGAAGACGTAGACGTAGAAGAAGAGGGTATGTACGTCGAAGCTATTGTCGTTATTGCTAACGGCGGCACTCTCTTGAAGGCTGAAGCTAACCCATACATGATGCAGGACCGTCCTGTAGTTGCGTTCCCTTGGGACGTTGTTCCGGGCCGCTTCTGGGGCCGTGGCGTGTGTGAGAAAGGCTACAACAGCCAGAAGGCTCTGGACACAGAGTTACGCGCACGTATCGACGCCCTGTCACTGACGATTCACCCGATGATGGCTATCGACGCCACACGACTGCCTCGTGGTGCTAAACCTGAGGTACGTCCGGGTAAGATGATTCTAACTAACGGAGATCCTCGTGAAGTATTGCAACCGTTCAACTTTGGGCAAGTTGGTCAGATTACTTTTGCACAAGCTCAGGCGCTTCAACAGATGGTACACAGGAGCCGTTGACTCCGCAGGTATTGCTGGTCAGGTTAACGGAGAAGCGACAGCGGCTGGCATAAGTATGTCTCTGGGCGCTATCATCAAACGTCACAAGCGTACCCTGATTAACTTCCAGCAATCTTTCTTGCTGCCGTTTGTAACCAAAGCAGCGCATCGTTATATGCAGTTTGACCCAGAGCATTATCCTGTGGCTGACTACAAGTTTAACGCTACGTCAACCCTTGGCATTATCGCTAGGGAATACGAGATTACGCAGTTGACACAGCTTCTGCAAACTATGTCTCCTGAGTCACCGCTGTATCCTGCGTTGATCCAGAGCATCATTGAGAACATGAATCTCAGCAACCGTGACGACCTGTTGGCCGCTATGCAGCAAGCAAGTCAGCCTGATCCGCAACAGCAGCAAATGCAGCAGCAAGCTGCACAGGCTCAAATGGCGCTTCAGCAAGCACAGGCACAAGCACTGGAAGGACAAGCGGCTGAGTCTCAAGCTAGAGCGCAGAAGTACACAGTTGATGCTCAGTTGGCTCCACAAGAGCTTGAGATTGACAAGATTGAAGCAATCACCAGAAACTTACGCGAAGGTGACGCTGACGATAAAGAGTTTGAGCGAAGGCTTAAGATTGCTGATCTAGCGCTTAAGGAAAAAGCAAACAACGACAAAGTTAGAATGATAGGAGAAACTACTCGTGCTAATGACACAAACCGAAATGAACAACCTCCTCAAGCAGATCAACGAAGCATTTCAAATGCACTTGGATCGCTTGGAGGCTCTGGAGGCCAAAGTCAAGGACCTAGAGGAGCAGTCTAATGCCAAAGAAAAAGGATCCAAAACTGGAGCGAGCAGGAGTAAGCGGGTACAACAAACCGAAGCGGACTCCTAGCCACCCAACTAAAAAGTACGTGGTAGTAGCCAAGGAAGGCGACAAGACCAAGACCATTAGGTTTGGTGACGCTAAGATGAAGATCAAGAAAGATCAACCAGCGAGGCGTAAGTCATTTAGAGCTAGGCACAAGTGTGATACTAACAAGCCTAGTAAATTAACCGCAAGATATTGGTCTTGCAAAAACTGGTAAGGAGCTAACTATGCCAACGGGACCCGGAACATACGGAAGTAAAGTAGGACGACCACCCAAGAAGCCTTCAGGTGGTGGCACAGGACGCAAAAAGAAGCCTGTAGGTGGCCCCAGCAGCGCCCGAAAGACCACAAGAAAGCGTAGGTCTATGTGATGCCTGCCAAAAAGGGGCTATACGCCAATATCCACGCCAAACGTAAGCGCATCAAGGCTGGATCAGGCGAAACAATGCGTAAACCGGGGTCTAAGGGCGCTCCCAAGGCCTCTGCCTTTAAAAAAGCAGCAAAAACTGCCAAAAAGTAAAAATAGTACTTGACAAACGTCCAAAAGTATGATATAATATATAGTGTACTAAGGTACATCTAGTTAACAGAGACAACCGACGAGGCCTCAATTGGACAAGCAAACAGAAGAGTACTACGACAATTACTTTAGTCTTTTTAGACAAAAAGGTTGGCAACAACTGATAAGTGATTTTGGTATTAATACACAACAAATTAACAGCATAGAAGCTACTAAAGATGTTAACGATATGTTCTTTCGTAAGGGACAACTAAACATATTAGCCTACTTACTGAACTTAGAATCTGTCATAACTAACAACTACGAGCAGGCTTCTGCAACACAAGAAGATGATTAAAGTATTTGATTTTCGTTGTACAAACGGACACGTATTTGAAGACTTTGTAGAAGGCGGTACTACATCCAGTAGGTGCGGATGTGGTGCTAACGCTACAAAAATCGCATCAGCTACCTCACACGTACTTGAGGGTGCATCCGGTGATTTTCCGGGCAGGCACATGAAGTGGGTACGTGAACACGAGAAAGCTGGTCGATCTAATCGGGAATCCTAAGAGGACAACTCCCATTTTATTTCTCCATAACCTACTAAGGCGGGGTAAGTTTATATATGTCACGCGCACAATTACTTGACGAGCGTCCAGAAGAAGAAGCAATTGACACAACACACGAGCTAGAGCAAGATGGTATTGAGGATCCTATAGAGGAAGAACCTCAAGAACCGGAACTACCAGAAAAGTACCAGGGTAAGTCTGTCGAAGATCTCGTACAGATGCACCAAGAGCTTGAGAAGTTTTCAGGCAAACAGAGTACGGAAGTTGGCGAATTACGCTCAGTTGTAGATAGCTACATCCAGACACAACTCGCGCAACAACAATACGCACCTCAACAACAGCAATACACTGGCGATGAAGAAGATGTAGATTTCTTTGTTGATCCTAAAACTGCTGTTCAACGAGCAATTGACAACCATCCTAAGATTCGACAAGCAGAAGCAGCAGCTATCGAAAACCATAAGCAAGCTGCTCTTGGGCAACTTCAGTCTAGGCATCCAGACATGGAGCAGATACTGAGGGATCCTAAGTTTGCTGAGTGGATCAAAGGGTCTAAAGTCAGGACACAGTTGTTTGTTCAGGCTGACCAAATGTACGATTACGACTCTGCTAACGAGTTGTTTGACCTCTGGAAAGAGAGAAACAATGTAGCAAAGCAGACAGCCTCTGTTGAAAAACAGGCACGTAAGAACACACTGAGGTCTGCCAACACAGGCAACGCTCGTGGAACAACTGAAGGAACGCGAAGGAAAGTTTATCGTCGTGCTGACATTATTAAACTAATGAAGACCGACCCAGAGCGTTATCAGTCCATGTCGGACGAAATACTACAAGCATACGCAGAGGGTCGTGTCAAATAGCCTAAAGGAGAAATATCATGGCTACTGGACGTTATCCCGGCGGCATTGCCGCTAATACAGTATCAGGCGTAACCGCGTCTGCAAACTTTATCCCCGAAATTTGGTCGGATGAAATTATCGCTGCTTACCAGAAGAACCTCAAGTTGGCTCCTCTTGTAAAGCGGATGTCTATGACGGGCAAGAAAGGTGATACAATTCACATTCCTAAGCCTATTCGTGGTGCGGCGTCTGCAAAGACTGAAGCTACCGCAGTAAACATTCAGTCAAACGTAGAACAAGAGTTGACCGTTGCTATTGATCGTCACTTTGAGTACTCACGTTTGATTGAAGACATTGCTGAAGTACAGGCTCTTTCTTCCATGCGTCAATTCTACACCGAAGATGCTGGCTACCAGCTTGCTCTGAAGGTAGACACGGATCTGCACTCAGCAGGTACTGGCTTCGGTAACGGCGGTGCTATCGTCTATTCTGACGCTGTAGCTTCTACTGACTACGTGCACGACGCTTGTTTCTATAACAACGGCGGTACTCCTACTGCTTACGCTGTAGACACTGTAGAAGACACTGACGTTTTCACTGATGCTTTCCTGCGCGGCATGATTCAAAAGATGGACGATAACGATGTTCCTATGGATGGTCGTTGCTTAATTGTTCCTCCTTCTTGCCGTAAGCAGATCATGGGCATTGACCGCTACGTATCTAGCGATTTCGTAGGTGGTCGTGGCGTTGAGTCAGGCTTAATTGGTAACCTGTACGGCGTAGATGTATACGTTTCATCTAACTGTCCTGTTATCGAAACTGCTGATGACAACACTGCTACTACTAGCACCCAAGACGTTCGCGCTGGTCTTTTCTTGCACAAGGAAGCCATCGTGATGGCAGAGCAAATGGCTGTACGTTCTCAGACTCAGTACAAGCAGGAATACCTGTCTACGCTGTTTACGTCTGACACTCTGTACGGCATCCAAGTATATCGTCCCGAATCTGGCTTCGTGCTGGCTTTGACTGACGGTTAATAGCTGTACACAGGGGGTCGCAATGGCCCCCTTTCCTTTTTCTGTTGTTTCAGGAGTAGTCTATGCCTATTTATCGTGGTGACGGTGGAAGTGCTGAAACCAGCAACAACGCTACTGTTAATGGCGTAGCCCAAGACGCTTCGGAAGCTGCTGCGTCAGCCAGTGCTGCTGCCTCCAGTGCAACTGCTGCTGCCTCCAGTGCAACCGCTGCCGCTGCTAGCGAGACTGCTGCTGAAACCGCAGAAACAAATGCAGGAACATCTGAAACCAACGCTGCCGCAAGTGCTACAGCGGCTGCTGCTAGTGCCTCTGCTGCTGCGGCTTCAGAAACTGCAACAATAAATTTTAATACTAATCTTGTCGTTAGCGCCCGTATACCATGTCTTTTGGTATTCCTGTAGGGGCTACGGGTGCTACAGGTGCCACAGGTGCTACAGGTGCTACAGGAGCTACAGGAGCCGCAGGTGCTGATGGTGCTGACGGTGCCGCAGCTACTATTTCTGTAGGCACAGTTACTACAGGAGCAGAGGGAAGCTCTGCAACAGTAACAAACTCAGGTACGTCTAGTGCGGCTGTGTTTGACTTTTCTATTCCTGTCGGTGCTACAGGGGCTACAGGCGCTACTGGTGCTACTGGAGCTACTGGTGATGGTTTTACTG